CGCGTCACCCTCGACGCATGGCGTGAGCTGTACCTCCACCAGCGCTGCCGCGAGCTGGCCCCGCCCACATACGAGGAGCACGACCGTGTCCTGGCCGAGCTGCGCGGTGTCGTCGGCGACATCCCCCTCCGCGACATCAACGTCACCACCGCCCGCAACTACCTGGCCACCATCGACTGCCAGGAGACCACCGTCAGGAAGAAGACGAGGTACCTGCGGACCATCTGGCGCCACGCCATCGAGCAGGGCATGGCCCACACCTGCCCGTGGCACTGCCGCCCCGCCGCGCATCCGCGCACCGACAGCGAGGTAGCCTACGTCACCGTCGAGACAGTCCTGGCCATCGCCGGGGCGGCACCTCACCTCGCCAGTCTCCTGGCCCTGACCCGTGGGTACGGTCTCCGCCTGCACGAGGCCATGGAGGCTCAGTGGGACCATCTCAACAGCGACCGACTGATCGTCGCCCACGAGGGCGTGCGCACCGTCAAACGCCGGCGGAGGACCGTCCCCAGCAGCAGCTCCTCTGGGTGGCTCGCCTGCCTCCGCCGGCGTTCTACATCACCCTTCATCGTGGCCGACGCCGGTGTCCGGAAAGACCCGCGACGCAACCTGCAGTCCGCACAGCGGGCGAGAGGCATCACGCCCTGGAAGCAGCCCTTCCACGCCCTCCGCGCGAGCTGCGAGACCGATTGGCTGAACGAACATCCCATGCCCACCGTGGCACGTTGGATGGGTCACAGCGCCACCGTGGCGCTCGACCATTACTTCCGCGACCTGGGCGACCGACAGACCCAGATCGCATAACGCAAGGAGCATCGTCATGACCCCGACCGACGAACACCAGCGCCGCGCGATCATCCGCGAGGTGGTGGACGACCTGACCATGAGCGTGGAGGTGGGCGACCTGTTCACCGCCCTGTCCAAGGCCCACGCCGACGAGGCCTGGAAGAGCAGCATCCACCCCGAAGGCACCGGCCGCGTGGGTGCCGGCGGCAGCCGGGAGTACAAGTACGCCACGCTGCCCGACGCCCTCGACGCCGTCACCCCTGTCTTGGCCAAGCACGGCCTCACGTTCGCGCAGCCCATCGCCGGGGACAAGCTGGTCAACCTGCTGACCCACGACAGCGGGCAGTTCATGATGGCCATCACCGACCTGTCAGGGTTCGTGGCACCGATCGGCGGCAACACCGACATCGACGCCAAGGCCCGGGGCGCTGCGGTGACCTACGCCCGCAGGTACACCGGGTTCAGCTTCCTCGGCATCAGCGGTGGCGGAGACGACAACGAGGACCAGGTCCCCGACACGCCCACGCAGCCTAGGCGGCAGACCTTCAAGCCGAAGGCCGAGCAGTCCCGGCCCGCACAGCGCCCCGCCGCCCAGCCTGCACCGAAGAAGGAGTCGCCGGCGCCCCGGCAGCCCCGCAAGGACCAACGGTTCTTCGGCAGCGCCGCCAAGGGCGAGTACCGGGGCTGGCTGGCCGAGGTCAAGGAGGTCAGCCGCGAGGACAAGGAGGGCGGCTGGGTGTTCAGCGTTGTCCGCACCGTCAGCGGCGAGGAACTGGGCACGTTCAACACCGAGGACGCCCAGACCTGCCAGCAGGCGATCGATGCGAAGGTCCCGGTCGACATCCGCTGGGAGCGGAGGACTGTCAAGGGCGAAGACAAGATCAACATCGTCACCGACGGCGTGACTTACGTCGGCGAGGTCGAGAGCGCCGAGTACAGCCTGGAGTCCATGGACTTCGAGGTGCTCGAAGTCCGCAAGGCCTCCGGCCGCGACGCCTGGATCGTCACCACCGACAGCGGGGTCTTCGGGTGCCTCGATCCTGACGCTGCCGGGACGCTGGAGCAGAACGTCGAGAACGTCTGCCACGTCACCTTCGTCGCAGTCCCCGCAGGTCGCCTGATCAAGAGCGCACGCGGTGAACACGACGCGGCACCCGAGCCGACCGAGCCCGAGGGTGACAGCCCCGAGACCGCCGCACAGGCAGAAGGGTTCCTACAGTGAGCGGACACAAACCGCCAGAAGAACGACTGCACGAAGTAGTCAATCGCGTCTGCGCCCTGACCCGCAGTGCTGAACTGACCGACAGCCAGCTCGCCGAACTGATCAACCTGCGCGCCTTCGCCGCAACCATCTGGACCGGCATCAACGACGAGAGCAGGTGGAAGATGAACGCGGAGCTGTGGCGACGCAAAGACGAGGGCGGCCTCACCGTCGGACCCGTCCGCCACTACAGCGGGCAGGTGTGGAAGGCACAGCGCACGGGCGAGCACAAGGACATCCTCCTCGCACTGGAACAGGCTAACCGCGACGAGTACGACAAGTGGGAAGAGGACGGCGCCGAAGGAGAGCCGCCGGCACCCATGCCCTTCTCCGCGTTCCTGTCGTCCGATGCGTGGAAGGAGGGCGCCATTCGTGACCGCCTGCCAGAAGACGTCTACAAGCGCCTGTTCAACCGGTCGCAGGTGCTCTCGAAGAAGACCGGCAAGCCACTTCGGGAGGCCAAAGCGGCACCCGTCAAGCCCAGGAGATGACCATGGCAGAGTCCACACCACAGGCCCCGACCCCCACGCCCGAAGACCTCAAGAAGATCGAACAGATCGAGACGTGGTGCCAGGAGTTCGGCGGCACCTACGGACCCAGCATGGGCCAGAGCCAGAAGGCGAGCCTGCGGAAGGCCTACACGGGCATGAACCGCCTGAAGGCGTGGGTGCACAGCGAGTGCGCCAAGGCGCCCAATGTCGACATTATCCTGTTCGGCGGCAACGCCGGCGGCGAGGAGGACGAAGGCACCATTTGATCTCTTTTCCTTGCGCCCCTCCTCGTCTCAACGGGCGGGGAGGGGTTTACCCCTGGAGCATCGGCCATGTTGACCCCCCGCTACTACCAGCTCGACGCCTGCGCCGGCACCGCGGCACGCCTCGAGGAGGGCTGCCGGTCACCCCTGATCATCCTGCCCACCGGCGCCGGCAAGACGGTCACGGTCTGCGAGCACATGAACCGCACCCGGCAGAAGGGGCGCGGCCGGCACATGTTCCTCGCACACCGGCAGGAGCTGATCACCCAAGCGCGTGACGCCATCGAGCGCAACTGCGAGGTGACCGTCGGCATCGAGAAGGCCGAGCAGTCCACCGCGAAAGAGGACGTCATGATCCCGGCGCAGGCCGTGGTCACCACGCCGCAGACGCAGCTCGCCACCGACGGCGCACGCATGCAGCAGTTCGCCCCGGCGGACTTCTCCCTGCTGACCGTGGACGAGGCGCACCACTACGCCCGCAAGAGCACCTGGACCAACGTGCTCGACTACTACATGGAGAACCCCGACCTGCACGTCGTGGGCCTGACCGCCACGCCCAACCGCGCCGATGAGCAGGCACTGGGCAAGGTGTTCGACAGTGTCGCGTTCGCGTGGGACTTCGTGGACGCGAAGAACGACGGCTGGCTGGTGCCGGTCAAGGCGCGGCCGGTTCACATCGACGGCATCGACCTGCGGAAGATCGGGCGCAAGGGGAAGAAGGGTGACTTCAAGGACGGCGAGGTCGACGCCATCATGAAGCGCGACGAGGTGCTGTTCGGCATCGCCGCACTGATGCGCGACCACCTCGAGCCCAAGCGCACGCTGTGCTTCTGCACCGGTGTCGAGGCAGCCGAGAGCCTGTGCATGCTGCGGCAGAAGGACGGGGCGAAGGCCGCGTGGTTGTCGGGCAAGACGCCGAAAGGCGAACGGCGCGACATCATCCACCAGTTCAACACCGGGGAGATCACCGAGGTCTACAACTGCGGGGTGCTCACCGAGGGTTTCGACAACCCTCTGATCGAGCGCATCCTCCAGGCACGACCCACGCTTTCCGAGAGCCTCGCCCGGCAGATGATCGGTCGGGGCACGCGCACACTGCCCGGCCTCCTCGACGACATCCAGGACCGCGAGCAGGTGCAGACCCGCATCGACGCCATCAGGGAGTCGGCCAAGCCGCACCTCGAGGTCATCGACCTGGTGGGCCTGACCGCTCAGGAGATGGAGCCCATCACCGCTGCCCGGGCACTGGCCGGCAACTGGGACGACGACGTCGTGGAGAAGGCCGAGGCCATGATGCTCGAGCAGGGCGAGGCCATTGACCTGGACACCGCTCTGGTCGTGGCAGCCGAGGCGCTGGAGGAGGACAAACGCATCGATGCGCTGTACGCCGCGGCGGCGAAGAAGGAGGCCGACGACAACCGGCGCGAACTCTACCAGCGGGTGTCCTACTCGGTTCGTGCCCGTATCGTGGACGGCGAGACACCGGTCCAACGGGCGGAGCGCCTGATGCAGGCCACGCACATCCGCGAGCGAGGCTTCTACCACGGGCGCCGTCCGTCGGACCCGCAGGTGATCAAGCTGAAGAGGCTGGGCCTGCCCGTGGACAAGAACACGACCTTCGCCTGGGCCTACAAGATGATCGGCGTGGCGGAACAGCGCCGCGCGAAGGGCCTGAGCAGCTTCAAGCAGATCCGGGCGCTGGAAGACAACGGTGTCGACGCCAGCAGGATGACGTTCGAAGAGGCACACCAACGCCTCAGCCAGATCTGGGGAACTGACAGGAACCCGACGTCATGACCGAGCAGCCACCACCGCCAAAAACCTTCGTCGATGTCGGCCTGACCAGGGCATTCATCTCGAACACCATCTTGATCATCGAGCTGGCCGAGAAGTCCGTCCTCAACGGCATGAAGGAAAGTGGCAGCAGTTCCATCCAAGAGCAATCCCTGGCAGAAATCCAGAAAGTGCTGGAGAACTGGCGAGAGATCCGGGCCGACTTCGACATAGATCCGAGGCGATGACCCTCACCATCATCCTCCTCGAGCCCGTACCCTTCCGGTCCACCAAGCCCTGGTGGTGGGCGATGTCCTTCGGCGTCAGGCTGGTCAGCCGGTCGCCCTTCTCACACTGCGCGGTGGAGGTTGGTGGCAGGGTCTGCGAGGCCAGGGACTCCGAGCTGTTCTGCCACCAAGCCGCCGACTACTACGACCACCTCCGACGCATCGGCAGGCGGTACAAGACCGTCCTGGTGGGCGACTGCGTGCCGGTCGGCAACGCCCTTTCGATCCCCCGCCGGCGCCGGTGGGTGGACTACCACGCAAGACTGCTGCTACACTTCTTCAGCCGAGGGCGGTTCCCAGCGGTGACCTGCGTCACCCCGGTGCGTGAGCTGGTTCGCCTGCCTCAGTGGGTCACCTGCCCCGGCCGATTGGCGGATTGGCTCTATGCCCACGGCCACCTATACTCGCGACGTGCACGAGGGGAGAAGGGCGAACCCCTCCAACGGTCAGGCACATCGCCCGATCCCCGGTGACTCCGCCCGCCTGATCCAAGAGATGGCCGAGGCCAACCCTGACGTCGAGATGCCTGTCGGCGCCCTCCACCTCGAGGAGGCCCGCATCGCGTATGCTGTGCGCAAGGAGCGGTTTTTCCTGGTGCAGGAACTGCAACACCGACTGCTGATCGACATCCAGAGATCAGGAGAACAACGTGGGCTTTGAACCTCCCTCTCCTCCGAACCCCGACGCCGGCCCGCACCCGAAGCCAGAGCCCTTGGATCTGTCCGCCGAGGAGGAGGAAGTCTCTCGCCGGCGTCGCGCCGTCGAGGCACAGCGGGTCGGGCGCGAGGACCTGGTGATCAACCTGCCCAACGTCGGCACCGGGCTGTCCATCCCCGAGCCGCCAGACACACCCACGCCTCGTCGTGATACCAGCCTCATGTAGCGCCATGGCCGAACCATTCACCATCAGGAAGCTCTGGTCGAAGCTGGACAGTGACCGGCAGGGTACGCTCGAGCAGGCACGCCTCGCCGCCCTGCTGACCAAGCCCTACGTCCTCCCGCCGAAGGATCAGAAGGCCAACGAGACGCTGCCGCCCAACTTCCAGAGCCGCGGCGCACGAGGCATAAACAACGTCGGCAGCCGGCTGACTCTCGCGTTGTATCCCAACGGGCTGCCCTTCATGGCCTTCACGCTGGACCCCGAGGTGGTCAACAGCCAGACGATCGATCCCCAGATCGTTCAGATGGCGCAGCAGGAGATGTTCCTCTACGCCCGCAAGCTCATGGCATCTCTCGAGCAGCAGAGCATGCGACTGGAGATGGAGGACCACCGCCGGCAGCTCTCCTTCCGTGCGCACAAGGCGCGAACCATCGATCAGATCCTGATCACCGGTGACACGCTGGAGTACATGCAGCCGAACTACCAGATGCAGCTCTACCGCCGGGATATGTACGTCACCGCCCGTGACGGCGCCGGCAACATCCTCTTCCACGTCATCCGCGAGAAGATCGATGCGGCCAGCCTCGAGCCGGCCATGTTCGCACGAACCGGCCTGGACCAGGATCATCGCAGGAACCCCGACCCGACCGAGCGCATCGTGGACCGGTACTGCTGGGTCAATTGGGACTACGCCTCGAGGAAGTGGTTGGTCCGCCATGAGGTCAACGACAAGATCATCCTCGAGAGCGAAGAGGCGGTGACGCCCTACTTCTCCACCACGTTCGAACTGGTGGAGGGCGAGGACTACGGACGCGGGTTCGTCGAGTCCATGGTCATGGGCGACCTTCGAAGTCTCGACGAGATGGAGATGCGCCGGCTCGACCTATTGGCCTTGGCCACGAACTGGAAGATCGTCAAGGACCGTGCGTCCATGGTCGCAGACGACAGCCTCCTGTCCGCCACGGGATCGATCATCACCGGTGCCAGGGTGGATGGCGGTGTCGTGCAGGACATCGCCACGCTGTCGCACGGTGACCCGCGTGACTTTGCGCTGCTGACCGCCGGCATCCAGGACAAGCGAGCCGACACCGGCAAGAGCATGCTGGTCGAGAGCGAGGCGGTGCGCAACGCAGAACGTGTGACCACCTTCGAGATCCAGCGCAACGTCACCGAGATCAACAGCATCCTCGGCGGGCTGTACATCCCCATCGCCGATGAGCAGCACATGAAGATGACTGCCCGGCTGTCCTGGCAGTACAACCGGGACCACGGGATTGCCCTGCCACAGGACCTCACCGGGCGACCCTCGGTGCAGATGAAGAGCCTCACGGGCCTTTCTGCGCTGAACGATGCGGCCAACGCAGAGAAGTTACTGTCTGGCCTTGCAATCCTGCAGCAGTTAGGAGAACCTGCCCTGGGCATGATCGATATGAACGTCATGACGCGACTGCTCCTTCGTGAGGTCGGCATCCACGAGCCTGGCCTCATCAAGACCGACGAGCAGCTCGCCGCCGAACAGCGTGCCCAGTTCGTCCAGCAGATCGCAAGGGCTGGAGGCGAGCAGGCCGTCAAGAGCATCGGTACCATTGCCGAGAACCAGACCGCAAACCCAAGGGCAGCCTGATGTCGCACGAATACGACCTGAGCCAGGAACAGTTCGACGCCGTTCGTCAGCACACCTCCGCCTACACAGCGGTGCCGCGCGGGCGCATCCGCGTGTTCGTGACCGACCGTAACAGACCAGACTTCGAAGCCGCCATGAAGGCGCAGGTGGAAAAGGCGACAAAGCGGGGGAAGGAAGATGCCAGGGCCAGGAACAACACCGCCCAGGTGACGACGAAGAAGCCAGGGGCCATCGCCTCTGCTGAAGGACCAGCAACGGGTACGCAGGAGCAAAACCCATATGGTGAAAACAAACCAAGAATCGGCGGGGGACCAGGCCCCCAATACACCGGTGACCCTCCAGATAACTGAGGACCAGCTCAACGGCATCCCCGCCGAGACCCGAGCTACCCTCAGCAAGTTCGTCGGTGAAGACGGCACTCTCAACATTTCCGACTTGGCCAAAAGCAATCTAAACGGCCAGCAGGAGCTGACCCGCCTGCAGCAGGCGGCGGCGGCAAAGAAGGACGATGGACTGACCATCCCCGACGCGCCCAACAGCGTCGGCAACCTCGGCTTGGAATCCGCCCTGACCGCCGCCGGCCTCACCCGGGACGCGCTGGCCCAGGCGTCAGCGGCCGAAGGGGGTATCCCCGCCGCGGTCTACCAGCGTCTGGAGCAGGTGGGCATCAACCGGCTGAACGCCGACATGATGGCCGAGTCGCACGCCACGCGGATGGCCCTGGCGCAGCGCACGAGCCAAGACGCAATGTCACGAGCACAGCAGCTCGCCGCCGGTGGACGCGAGGAGGCCACCCCCGGCGATGCGCTCAACGGCCTGCGGTCGTGGGCCGCCAGCCCGGAGTCGGGGTACACCCCTGAACAGCGGGCGTCCCTGAACGCGCAGCTCGAGAACCCCGCCACCACCGACATTGCCATCGAGTCGATGATGACCCGGCACCAGCAGCAACTGCGCGCTGGCAACGCCATCCCCCTGAACCCCGCCGGGCTCGGACCCGGTGCGCCCAGCGGCATCGATGTCAACGCCGGAAACGCCCGCGATATGGTCTCGGTGGCGATGAGTTCACAGAGCGGTGCTGCGGACGCCAGGAAGGCCATCCTCGAGGCCATGGCGTCAGGCAGCCTTGCCGCCCAGGTCATGAGCAACCAGAACATCTGACGACCCTGAAGGACCGCTGACAAAACCGACAGAACCAGGAGACCGCCGTGTCATACCAACTGCCCGCAGAAGCACAGCAGATCGTCAAGGACGCCGGGGTGGAGATCTACCACCGGACGCACTCGGTCGTGCGAGACAAGGACAAGAACATCGTCCAGGGCGAGGCGACTAAGTTCATCGTGCGAGATATGGCCACCGGCGGTGAGATGTTCAGCCACATCGAGGAGGGGTCCAGCGCTGCCATCGAGATGCGCGGCGCCATGGCCTGCGTCAAGGCCCTGCCCACCCTCGAGAAGCCGATGGGCTACAGCGAACTGGCCACCGAGAACAAGGATCTGAAGGATCAGGTCACCGAACTGCTCGAGAAGATGAAGGCCGGAACCGCCACCATCCCCGTGGAGAACCACGGTCAGAGGTGCAAGCGACTCCGTGGCCTGCTGAACCGAGAGGGCCTGTCCGTCCCGGTCACCGACGAATGCAAGGCCAACAGCAAGCAGTGGTGCGAGGAGGCCGAACGCCTTCTCGAGGCCAAGGCCGCCGAGGCCGAAGCCAAGCCGGTGGAGCCCGTGGTCGGCGCCACGCCCCTGGCACCCGCCGGCACCGATCCGGAGGGCCTGGACGAGGTGGACGACGACGTCCCCGACGGAATGGTCCAGCGGGTCACCCGGGAGACGGCCCGGTCTGCCATTGGCATGAAGGCCTGACGCGGGCTATGATTCAGAAGACCCCGGGCGGGGTGGCACGCGGCGAGAGCCTACGACCACCCATGTCCGAGCAACTTGAGCCGGCAACCCGAGCCCGGTGACGACAGGCGGACAACTGAGCGGAGCGAAGTTGCCCCGACAGGGACAACCCTCCAACCGGCCCGCCCCACCTCTCCGGAGAACTCCGTTGTGGCGAAGGTGCTGAACAGCACTGAACCCGCAATCACCCTACGGAGTTACTCCAATGACTTCCCTTGGATCCCGCTTCCTCGCCGAGAACGGCGACGACACTGCAATCGCCCTGACCGGCTTCTGGCTCTCCGTGCAGGAGGCCTTCCGCCGAAAGACGCTGCTCTGGAACGCTGTCGGTCCCGACGGTGTGGGTGGCCCCGCTGCCCCGTCGTCCGTGGTCGACTCCATGGTCACCAGCAGCGGCAAGAGCTGGGAGTTCCCGATCATCGGGGATGACCCGACACCGGTGGTCCACACTCCTGGCACGGAACTGCTCGGGCAGCAGATCGACATGTCGAAGGGATCGATCTCGATCGATCAGATCCTGGTGGCGCACTCCGACATCGCGCTGGACCACCAGCAGATGTCCCACTTCCCGACCATGCAGAAGTTCGGTCGGCGACTGGGCCGTTCCCTGGCCATCACCTTCGACAAGGACCTGTTCATCATCGGCGTCCGCGCGGCCAACACCGCGGCCAGTGTCGGTTTCCACAGCGGCGGTAACGCGGTCAACCGCGTGGCTGCCACTGTGGCTGTCGCCTACCCGTTCGACGCGACGGGAGCAGCGAACTTCTACGAAGACATCCTGACCCTCGCCCGCCTGATGGACGAGGACGACGTGCCCGAGGATGAACGCTGGCTGACCATGACCCCCAGGGCCCTGCAGGTCCTGACCATGGGCAACAGCAACTACATCTTCGACACGGACTTCGGTCGTACAGAAAACCACCTGATGCGCCAGACGATCGGTGTCTGCGGACGGTTCAACATCCTCCCGACGACGAACCACCTGCCGACCACGAACATCACCGGCGCCAGGCAGTCGAAGTACGAGGGCAACTTCACGCCAGCCGGCACCGGCGAGCCTGTGGCTCTGGCACTGTGCGGTGCGGGCGAAGGTGACGCGGCCATCGGATACGTCGCCGCAGCTCACCCGAGCCTGGGTCCGATCTACACCTACATGAGCCCTGACGAGCGTCGCAACACGCAGTTCCTCAAGGCTCAGATGATGGTTGGTGCGGACATCCTCGCACCGTACTGCGCTGGCGTCATTCAGGTGACCAGCAGCTAGTCGACCCTTGCCGGCTCACGCCGGTCCTTCCAAGGGCGCCCGGTCACCTGGGGCCGGGCGCCCAGAAAACCAAAGCTCATAGGAGACATCATGCCTGCACCCACTGTCGGACAGAAGGACTTTGCAGAACGTCGGGTGAAGCTCATCCGTCACCCGCACCAGCTCGCCGACGATCACTACGTCGACTCCAACAATGTCAGGAAGGCCTACACGCCCCTGCACTGGCGTCCTGAGCTGGTCAATTACAACGACGAGGACTGGAACGTCGCGGTCAGTGACGGTGGAACCATCGCACAGATGGACCAGTTGGGCGGCTGGTTATCCATCCCCACGGGCGGGACCGACGAGAACGAGACCTACGTCTCGACGCCCGGTGAGCCGTTCCTCTTCGACGCCATCCACGAGACATACGCTAGAGCCCGCATCTCGATGAATGAGAACACGGCCAACAAGGGCCAGTGGATCGTCGGGCTGTCGGATACCGTGGCTGCCAACTCCCTGCTCGACGCCGGAGCTGGACCCATGGCGTCCTACGACGGGGCAGTGTTCTACAAGGCAGAAGATGGCGGCATCTCCTGCGAGTCGAGCAACGCCGGCACGCAGGTCACTGACGCCGACGCCAAGACGTGGACGGATGACGACGAGCGACTGCTCGAGATCCTCTACCACCCCAGCGACGGCACGACCGGCAAGGTGTACTTCCTGGTCGACGGCATCTGCCTGATGGTTCAGGACATCACCATCAGCGGCCTCCAGGAAATGCACTGGCTCATGGGCGCCAAGACGACCGAGGGTGCGGCCAACGCACTGGAGATCTCGGACATCGAGGTCATCGTCCGTGCCGCCCGGGCACACGCCGCGTAAAGCAACTGCCGCAGGCCTTCCGAAAGGTGGGCCTCGGTTTTTCTGCAGGAGCCACACCATGCACCGTTATAAAAAGGGCCTCACGTTCAAGTGGAAGGCAAACCCCTCAGGTGTCTTGGAGTTTGACTTCGACGTCGGCGGCACCCTGGCCGATGGCAGCCAGTGGCAGGGTGCGAAGGGCGACCTTCGCATCGCCAAGCCGGGCAACCCCGACGCCGAGAAGCCAGAGAACTGGAACAAGCTGTTCTGGGTGAGAAGTTACATCACGCCCAACAGCACGCCTACCGCCGGCAATGTCGCGACATGGCGGCTGGGGACCTCCACCAGCGCCACCGCAGGAACCGAGAACGACGGCGGACTTTCCGGGACGAACCTGACGCATGCCAACACCTTGGACGATCGGTTCGACAACCTTATCTTCTTGGGCAACCACACCTTCGCCGCCAATGCCGCCGCCATCTACGCGCGGCTGGGTACCATTGAGCTGGATACCCCCTACGTCATGCCGCTGCTGGACAATAATCTCGGCGCCGCCATTGCCGACCACGGCGCCGAGCTGTGGCTGATCGAAAAAATACTCGTCGAACCATAGGACAGAACCATGGCCGACCCCACCGCACAGACGATCAAGGACGAGCTGACGAACGACCCGCAAGCACGCGGGTACCTCAGCCTCGACAACACCGGCCGGAACCACGAACTGCTGATCACGGACTACACCACCGGCGAGAAGGAAAAGCGACTGCAGATCGAAGAGATCAACGACTTCTTGGCCACAGGAACGAACATGAAGTTCCTCTCGGACGCGCAGCGTAACGATGACCCCGACAAGGCCTCAGCCGCTATGTACCTCATGAACGTCGCCGTGCCCGGGCAGATCGTTTCCCGGGGAACACTGAACGCCATCAAGGCCGTCTTCGGCGAGGATGCCAACCCGCTGGTGCGTGGTGCCAGGGTCAGCCGAGCCGACGAGCTGTGGGACCGCGACCCGACGATCGAGGAGGTCCGGGCCGCGGCTGCGATATTGCCATGAAGTCCGACAACATAAGCCAAGGTGACATCGTTGCTGAGAACGAGACGCTGGCGCTGTACCCACAGCTCTGGAAAGGCTTGGAGTTTGC